TTCTAACTTTTTACCTTTTGGATCTGTCATATAAAATCTTCTTTGTAGTATTGATTTTTGACCTAGTAATTCTGACAGATGTTTAAGGATGGATTCATATTCTGCTATTGGTAATTCATATGCTTGTTTCATAGTAATACCGCAAAATATATTTAGTAACTTCAAGCTAAGAAATTCTTGATCTGAATTATCTTTATTTTCATCTACTGCTTTTACATATTTCTGGTAGTGAGAAAGTGGTATTGCGTCAAGAGACATTGGTACTTTTATTGTAAATGATTTTTTCATATATAGTAAATCAAATACATTATTTGTTGTACCAAGTGTGAATAACTTTTTATAAGTTACCCCCCTAAAAATACAACATTGTCAAAAAAAAATGATTGTCTATGTATAAGTAGACGAGGATTGAACATAACAATCCTCGCTTAATCCTCTGACAGATTAAATATTTTCATAAATACTTATAGACAAATACATAGGTGGACTTGGGATACCTGTGTTTTTTTGTGACCTAGTAAATCGTTTTGGGTTGATTTGATTAAAGGTGTATACCTATGGTCTCGGTTGCTTGTTTTACGTTAACTATTGATTTTTTCTGTAAAATAGGAAATTAAAAGCCGAGAAAATGAAACGGGAAAAGACTCGGCAAAGTATAGACAAAAAAAAAGCCCTCAAAATGAGAGCTTTATAAAATTTCTATTATATTATGCGCTTAACAGCTCAACCAGTATTAAAAGGGCTGTAAATGCCGTAAAAGTATACGCGATAAAGCTGTAATAGACAAGTGTTTTAATTATTAGTTTTCTCATTTTGTTTTATGTTTTTAAGTTGTACTTTAATGCCTGCATCAAATATATTATTTAAAACAGATCTTGTTTTATTTCTATTGGCTTTGCCTTGCTCTTTGGCAAGTCTTAAAGCCCTGTCAAATCTTTTTTTACTACTCATAACTTTAATAATATAACATTGTTTCTGGAAAATGCCTTATAGTCTCCACAGGAACAAAGAGCCTAGTCTCAGTCAATTTTTCAAACCAAATTTCTGTCTCTCCATAACCTAAAGTATCAATCAATTCAAGTTCTCCATCAACCAAACTAATCTCAGATGCGAAAAACTTGCCATCAGAATAATCAGCAAGATATTCAAACAGCTTTTCAGTGTTAATAAAATATTTAGGACTGTGGCCTTGCGGTTGTATAAGTAAATCTGGCTCATATTTGTAAACGGATAAGCCGTTTTCGTTTGTCACTAATTTATTATTTATTTTCATAATTATTAATTTAGATTAGTTAATTTATATAAACCTTTTTCAATATTGTCTCTGATGTCTTTTGCGTAGCCATCAAAATTAATATAATCATTTAGAAATACTCTCAAGTATTTGAGTGTTGTTCTTGAATAGTCCCAGTCTTCAGAGTCCAGGTATACAGCCCAGTCCCCCTTTTTATTCAGGTGTAGCTTTGCAATTACTGAATTATAAGACTGAAAAAAAATAGTTCTAAAATTGTCGTGTTCGTGTATGATCTCGAACTGATTCGCCACGCTGTTTCCTGTTCGTGGGCTTCTTAAATTGTATGTTTTTATTTTCATAACATTTATTTAAATTATAGATGTTTTGATTTGTCTATGAGTAGGTGCCATCTTTTTACACCCTTTTGCTATTTATGGGACTAGCTCCCTTGTTGTCTCGTTAGGTTTTTTGCTTTGACCTTTGCTCGCTCAACCGACCTTTTAAAATAGGTCTTGACTTTAACAACAATGTAAAGATAATAAATTATTCACAAATAATACACAAAATGTAAATTATTTTTTTATACCTATAAATAAAAAAACGCAGTGAAACCCCACTGCGTTTAAGAACCTACTGCGTTTAAGAACCCACTGCGTTTAATGATCTTGAACTGCAAATTCAAAAACTTGATCGTCAAACAAAACTGAGAGATGGTCAAAATAAAATTCAGTTATGTCTTCATCATTTAATTCAACTTTATAAACATCAACATCAGTGGATGGAGGTTGCATCCAGTCTCCAGGGTCATAAGTATAATTATAATAAATAACCAAATCATAGTATTTATCATTTATTGTATAAGCTCCTTTTTTAGTCATCATATATTTGAGTTTGTAGCACTTCTATATTTGCTGTTAAACAATCTATCCTGTCTTGCAGTTCCTTTATCAGATTGTCCTTTTGAGCGGACTCTGATTCTTTTTTTTGGTATTGATTAACCAAATGCTGATAATCTTTTAGCACTCTTGCTAAGTCTTCTCTATTTGTCATATTATTTAATTTATAATTTTATACATTTTTATTAAAGTTATTTTCATATTCTTCATCTCCATCAGCATAACCGCTGGCTTCAGCATCTATGTATTTGTATGCTCTTGAAACATACTCTCCGTATGTTCTCCACCAATAAACCTCTTTTTTTAGTTTTTCCATATTATTTAATTTTAATTGTTTCCTGTAAAAAGTTTATCGTATCCATTATAAACTTTTCTTTATCGTCTTTAGTCTCCATAATGGAAGGAACACAGAGCCACGTCTGCGTTCCTTTTGATCTAAAAAACATTCTTAATATCTTACCCAATGTTCTCATATTTTTGGTTTTGATTCATCTAACTCTTTAATTGAATCTTTAATTCTATTGAGTCTCCATTCATATAACTTAGCTTTCTCTTTTACAACCTGTGTTATAATAAAATCTAAACTATTAAAAATATCGTCTACATTCCAAACTAAAGTTTTATTATTATCTATGTCTCCATATTCAATATATAATTCACCATCTGAACAGCCTATCGTATGGCTATCGTAAATATAAGTATGTCTTCTTGCTGATTCAAGTTTCTTTTCAAGATCAGCTATTTTATCTTTCATTTTCATAATATACCTTTTGCTAATGATTCATTTAAGTTTTTAATCATACTTTGAATTTCGTCTTCCTGTATTCTTTCTAAGTATTGATTATCTTTCTCGTCAAAGCTGACTCTATAAACTAACACCTCTTTTTCTGTTATAGCTTGGGTCATCCCCTCGCTCCTTATTGAATCTATCGTTAAACTCTTTTAACCATATATAATTTGCTTCTGGGTATCCGTCCCAGTGCTTATATATCTTTGCGTAGTCTACGCCTTCTATTTTAATTGTACATCTTGTCGCCATAATTATTTTATTTTACCATTATCTAAATTTAACTTATCCAACACTTTTAACATTCCAGCGCCTTCTAATTTTTGTTTAGCGTTTCCCTGGAATAATAATTTGTGTGCTGATTCTCTTAACTCAATCGAGTCATCTTTTTTTGATTTAAGGTTCAATGTACCTGATCCGTCTCCGTCAATAAATCTATCTCCGAAAACTTCTTTCATAGCTTTTTTAAATTCTTGAATTTTCATTTGTTTTGTTTTTAAATTATTTAAAGTTTTATTTGTTTACCATTTATATTAACCTGTTTTAAAGTAAACAGATTAATCATTCTATATGCAAGCTTTTGCATATCAAACACAACAAGCAATCCCTTTGACATTGGATCAAAAGACAT